CCATCCGACCCACCCTGTGTTAATCGTACTGTATTGCCAGTAGTACCCGGTGCCGGTCTCGGGATCTACGTCTCTTGTCGGATCGATGTTGAGGCTGCCCTGGAGGGCCACGTAGCGGTGGTTCTCGTAGTCGATGAGATCCTGTGGGCTGTAGGTGTGCTCGGGGTCCCAGGTGCCCTGGTAGGTGTACATCTTCTGGGTGACGTCGATAGGTGGCAGTTCACGCTGCGGCCAGGTCAGGTCGTCGTACTCCTTGGAGCGGTAGATGGGCACCAGCCGCTTGGTGGTGCGCGAGACCCGCCGCAGTCTCGACTGGGTGATGCGGTAGAGCCCGACCCCCAGGGCGCTCGACAGTGCCAGGTACTGGCTGTTGAGCCGGTCGATCATCTGGGTGATCTGGCCGAAGGTCTGCGAGATCGGGATGGTGACGCCATCGGGGGTGTGGACGTCGTGTTGCTGGGCCACGCCCACCGCCAGATCCCAGAGGGCCATGATCGTGACCAGGATCGAGATGGGGTACTCCTCCACCTCGCTGATCATCATGGGGGCCGGTGTGCCGTAGGTGACCGGCTGGCCGGTGGTGCCCAGGACCGGTGGGTACATCGGGGGGTAGCCGCTGTCGACCTCACCCGTGGGCTGGGTGCCGTAGGTGTGCTGTATATAAGCAGTGCGGACGTACAGGTCAAGCTCGGGTGGCAGCAGGTCGCGGTAGTAGGTGCCCGTCGCCACCATGAGCAGCCCCGCCGCCGGAGCGGTCTTGAAGACCAGGACGCCGCCGTGCTCGTCCAGGACGAAGTCGAAGCCCAGGTTGGCTTGGGTAGTACCCGCCTGGGTGGTGTCGGTCAGCACAACCTGGAGGTTGGGCGCCGACACGTTCTCTACGGGAAGCTCGAATCGGAAGGCCACGCCGGAGCAGGTCTGTCGGCAGATGAAGGGCCGGGGCAGGTCCCGGAGCCGGAGCCTCGCCATCTGGGCGATCCGCTGTGTCGAAGAGGGATTGACCGGGGGGTAAGGCAACCCCTGATCGGTGTCCGGGTACTGCCCCGGCTGACCTGCGGTGATGTCAGTTGGGTTCGGAAGCCCGGAGACCGGCCCAGTCATTGACACGTCCCCAGGCTATGTCGGGGTGGTCAGGGGGGACGCGACACCCGGACCTAGCATTGTGACTGTCCGGCCCGCTAACGCCGGTCATGCAGTATCGCCAGAAAATGCCAGCCTTTGCGAGGAAAAATGCCTTCCTCTTCGTATAACTGCGTCAAAAAATCCGACGTGGCTAAGCTGGGAAAAGCTGCCGCCCAGTACAAGAGGATGTCCAAGGCTGGAGCGGTGAGGAGCGCAGCGGGCAAGGCGGGCGACAGTCTTCGCAAGAACATGCAGGACCTCGTGCATGGAGAGCCCAGCCTCAGTGAGTACCAGCGGGTGGCTGCCTCCTTCCACGTCTGGCACGACCAGAAGAACGTCAACGTCGGGCTTCACCCGGATCATCCGTTGCTGCCCCAGGCCCAGAAGATGCACCAGAGCTATCAGGTGAGCGACGTGGCGATGGATCTGGCGCAGCAGAGTGGTGAGATCGAGGCCGAGTTCCTCCGGCACTTGACCGAAGGGTCCCGTCTCTGGTATCAGCGCTTCCTGGGCATGAGGGGTGCGATTCGATGACGATGACCAACCCGCCCAACGACGTGGTGCCCAATCCCCCCTTCCTGGGGCTCTACACCGAAGAGGACATGGGCCTCAAGACCCTCCTCCAGGGCATGATGGTCAGCGACCTGAACGCCCCCAACAACACTCGCCCTGTGCCGGTGTGGTTCCACAACCCGGAGCGGGAGGAGCGCCGGATCACCTACCCCAACGTCGTGATCAACTTCACCGGGGAGCGGGTGGCGCACGAGCGCGAGCACAGGGGATGGGTGCCCATCAAGTACAGGTACCTGCAGAACATCGCCTTCGAGGGACCGCCCTACCCATCCATCGAGTACCCGCTGCCGATGGACTTCGACTACACCGTCACGGCCTCAGCCCGGATCAACCAGCACATCTCCCAGATCTCGGGCACCCTGGCGATGAGCCGCCTCCATCCCCGCTTCGCCCAGATGACCTGTCCGGCCGGCACGGTACGCAGGATCACCATTCTCGGGACGACCCGCACCAACAGCATGGAGACTGACAAGCGGCTCTTCCGGCAGATCTACCAAGTCCGTGTGTCGACTGAGGTCGAGGACATCGTCACCCTGCTCCCCACCAGGGTGCGCCAGCTTGTCCTCACCATCATGGAGAAGAACACCGGAGAGCTTCTATGGGGACCAGGCACCTCAAGTGCCATCCAGCCTGGCGATTATCTCAGTCCCGCAATACCCGGTCAGTACCAATCGGAGGAATAGCCCATGCCGACACTAACGCGTCCCGGCGTCTACGTGGACGAGTCAGCGTTTCCCACCTATGTCAGTGCCACGCCGGGTACGGCGGCGGCATGTTTCGTCGGAATGTGCCCTCGTGGCCCGACCACGCCCACCAAAGTCAACTCCTGGAAGGAGTTCACCTCCTGGTACGGCGGCTTTGAGACGACCTACCCGCCCAGCGCCCTACACCTGGCGGTCTTCTCGTACTTCTCGGCCGGTGGCACGAGCGCTGTGATCATCCGGGCCATCCGGCTTGACGCTTCAGGTCCGACGGCATCCACCGTGTCGTTCAACGACCAGGCCACCGCATCTGTGCCGACCCTCCGGATCGACGCTGCCAACCCTGGGGCCTGGGGTGACAACTTGTGGATCGACATTCTGCCCGGCAACGTCACCGACAGTCTCGGGGACGTGATGACCTTCACCATCCAGGTGAAGTACCTGGGCAGTGGTGCGTCCAATGTGGTCGAGACGTGGAAAGACCTCTCCATGGCGCCCAGTTCCACCAACTCGGGTGCAGCCAACTATGCCCCGCCCATAGTGAACAATCCATGGACGGGGTCGCGGTACATCAGATTGGTCGATCTGAACGCTGCTGTTCCTGTGGCTCGTACCGTCACCGACGGCGTGACCACGACAGGGTCGAACACCGTGACGTCGGCTACTGCCAACTTCATGGAGTCCGACGAGGGCGGGACGATCACCGGGGCAGGACTTCCGTCCGGCACGTTGATCAGCGAAGTAGCCAGCGCATCGAGCACGACGGTCTCCAACAACGCAACGGCGACTGCGACAGGCGTGACCTTCGTCATCACGCCGCCGCCCTGGGTTGACAACCCGACGTCTACGGCAGCCAGCACCAATCTGGTTGGTGGGAGCGACGGCTCGCTCATCACCTTCCCGGACCAATTGACGGCGCTTGAGCTTCTGGACCTGTACCCGGATCAGCCCTTCGTGATCAACATGCCGGGGCTGACCACGGGGTCGGACATCTCCAGCGTGGTGGGCTACGCAGAGCAGCGTGGCAATGCCTTCGTGGTCATCGACTGCCCGTCAACCAACGGTGTCGGATACAGCCCCCCAGCCATGGTGACCTGGGCTCAGGCCCTGTCAGCCAGTGCCCAGGCTGCTGTCTACTACCCACAGGTCCAGATCTCTGACCCGTACTCTGCGATCCCTGGTGTGACCAGGCTGGTCCCGCCGGGAGGTTTCGTCGTCGGGCAGTACATCGACACCGATGCCAAGCGAGGGGTGCAGAAGGCGCCCGCTGGTATGGGCAACTCGCTCCTTGGGGCCTATGGCGTGGAGACCGTCCTCACCAACAGTGACCAGGGCAGCCTGACTCAGGCCAATGTCAACTGCCTGGTCTCTATCCCTAGCTCTGGCGTGGTGATTTGGGGCGCCCGCACGCTGTCGCCTTATCTGGTGACGCGCTACGTCAACGTCGAGCGCGCCCTGATCTACGTCTCCACCCAGATGGTGGCTATGACCAAGTTCGCCGTCTTCGAGCCGAACGACTGGATGCTGTGGAACATGGTCACCTCGATCCTCAGCCAGTTCCTGACAGAGTTCTGGCAGAGCGGTGGTCTGCAGGGGACGAGCGCTGCGGAGGCGTTCTTCGTCACCTGTGACGACACCAACAACACAGCCCAGAGCATCCAGCAGGGCATCGTCAACGTCGAAGTCGGTGTGGCGCTCCAGTATCCGGCTGAGTTCGTCGTCATTTCCATCGGTCAGTGGGCCGGTGGTCAGAGTGTCAGTGTCACCACGGCCTGAGCGGAGGAAAACATGCCAGCATCGAATCGCCCCCTGAATTCTGATCCGTTGCGGAACTTCCGCTTCCACGTCACCATCACTTCACCGAACACCACTGCCGTGCCCGCCACCATTGGTCGCATGGGTTTCATGGCGGTCTCGGGGCTCAGCGTGAACAACGAGGTCATCCCTTACCGCGAGGGTGGCAACAACACCACGACCCGGAAGATGCCAGGCCAGTCGGACTTCGGCCCCCTGACCCTGACCCGTGGCTTCATGGCCGTGCCGGTGAATGGCGGCAACGGCGGCACCGACGAGATCTACAAGTGGTTCCAGATGATCTTCGCCTTCAACATCGGAGGTGGTACCGGTGCTCCTGGGATGAACTTCAGGACTGGTGTCACCATCGACGTCCTGGAGCACCCCATCACCAAGACCAACTACGCCGCCGGCATCGACAACCCGCCGCCGATCAAGGCCCGCTTTGTGGTGTACAACGCCTGGCCCATGGGCTACAGCTTCAGTGACCTGGAGGCTGGTGGGAACGCAGTCTTCATCGAGAACCTGACGCTGGCCCACGAGGGCTTCGCCCTCATCCCAGCAGGCCAGGATCCGCTCAGCTTCGTCGGTTCCTCCAGGATGTCATGACCGATCCCCTGACTGAGTTCGCGGGGACGGTCCTCGATCCGATAGCCAACCCGGAGAGGACCAACGACGTAGTACGGGAACTGACCAAGGCTCCGGTACCACTCATGCCGTCCTTGCCGGCTGACACCGTGACACTCCCAGGTGGCTTCATCGACAGCGACGGTGTGCTGCACAGAGAGGCCCGCATCCGGGAGATCAACGGGTCTGACGAAGAGGCCATGGCCCGCGAGCTACGCAACCCCACCGTCAATGTCCCGAAGGTGGTGGATCTCCTCATCAAGCGGTGCGTGCTGTCGGTCGGTCTGCACGATCCGGTGCCGATCCCTCTTCTCGCCAACATGCTCACCGGGGATCGGGCCGCGCTCATGCTGGCGATCCGTATCCTCACCTTCGGCAGTGACTGGGAGGTGCCCGACTTCCCATGCCGGCTCTGCGGTCAGACCTTCGGGACCATCGTGGATTTGAACTCCATCGAGATCAAGAAGATGGAAAATCCGATGGTGCAGGACATCGAGGTGCCACTACGCAACGGTCACTTGGCTCTCGTACACATGCTCACGGGGGATGTGCAGCTTGAGATGGTGGGCGATGGCAATCGGACCGGCCCGGAGGAAGCGACCATCGCCATCGACCGCTGCATGCGCTCACTCGACGGCAACCCGGTGATGGGCCACATCGCCCAGAAGATGAGCATGGCTGACCGGCGCAAGATCATTCTGGCGATGGCTGAAGCGCAACCCGGCCCGCGCATGGAGGAGGTGATGATCCTGTGCATGGAGTGCGGCCGGGAAGCCGGCTACCAGATCAATCTGGTCGACCTCTTTCGTTAGCGACCTCACGCCCTTTGACCTTCTGTACCTCCAGTACCGGAGAATCGCTGAGCGGTTCCCCGGTTGGAGCCTGTCCGAGATCAAGCTCATGAGTTACCCGGAGCGCAAGCACTGGGTTGAAGTCGTCCTGGAGAAGTAAGTGGCTGATGGCTACGGCATCGGGTTGTTCGACTCCTCCGGTCCGGAGAAGTTCGCTGCGTCCATCACCAAGATCACTTCGGCCCTCACCGGAGTCCAGACCGGCTTCACCAACTTCGGCAATGCGGCCAACAAGAGCATCAGTGGTCTCTCTCAACTCGTAGACAGTCTGACCAAGAGCCTCGCCAACCTCCAGAAGCAGGCCCAGCAAGTCCAAACCACGATGGGTGGTGGGGGAGGCGGTGGGGGAGGCGCCGGAGCCACAGCCGGAGGTGGTAGTGGCGGA